TTAAGTACATCGGTTGGTTCTGCCCTGACAGGTGAAGGAATGAGCATTGGCATAATAGACGACCCGAATGGTGCCCAAGACGCTACGTCGGAGGCCGTCATCGAAAGCACCATTGAGTGGTTCGATCACGCAATGTCTACCCGCCTCTCTGATCCCAAAACTGGCGCGTTTATAATCATCCAGCAGCGTCTGGCCGAGAATGACCTGACCGGACATATCCTTGAAAAGCAGGTGGGAGACTGGACGCATCTGTGCCTGCCCATGAAATACGAGCCGGATCGCAGCTTCACCACGGTGATCGGGTGGAAAGACCCCCGCACTAACGAAGGCGAATTGCTGTGGCCGGAGCGGTTTGGCGAGCCTGAAGTCAAGGCGCTGGAGAAGATGCTTGGCCCTTGGGCTGCGGCTGGGCAACTTCAGCAGCGGCCTGAACCCAAGGGCGGCGGCGTCATCAAGCGTGAGTGGTGGCAGACTTGGCCTAGCGATAACTACCCCCCGGTCGAATACATCATTGCCTCATTGGACACGGCCTACACGACCAAGACCGAAAACGACTATTCGGCCCTAACGGTATGGGGCATATTCTCAGGCGCAAATACGACACCGGCTACCAAGTACGTCAACCGCGAGAGCGGCCTCATAGACCAGAGCGAGCAGACCATCCTGTTTGATAAGGCGCTGGAGCAGCGGTTCCAGATCAAGGTCGGCGGTGACGAGAACACCATCCCCAAGGTCATGTGCATGATGGCTTGGGCGGAGCGGCTGGAACTGCACGACCTGATCAAGAAGGTCAGCGAGACTTGCAAGACCTACAAGGTAGACAAACTTATAATTGAGAACAAAGGGTCCGGTATTAGCGTGGCCCAAGAAGTCCGCAGACTGTACAGCCACGAAACATTCGCGGTGCAGTTGGTTGATCCCAAGGGGCAGGACAAACTGGCAAGGTTACATTCTGTTGCCCACCTGTTTGCGGAGGGAATGATTTACGCGCCCGACCGAGACTGGGCAGACAAACTGATCACGCAAGTTGGTCAGTTCCCGCGAGGCAAGCACGACGATCTTGTCGATACTGTCTCAATGGCAATCAGGCATCTGCGTGACGCAGGGTTGTTGGTTCGTTCACCTGAATGGGCGGCGGAGGTAAAGTCCGCAATGACGCACACTGGGAGCAACTTGCAGCCGTTGTACTAGTTAGCATGCGGCATTGGTGATATGTTCGGTTACTCGCATATAAAGGTAACCCATGCCGCTTACGCCGGGACTAAGCCCCTCCATACGTCAGCCAGCGCCAGAAATTGGCGATGATGAACCTGTAACCGTCGAGATCATTGAGGGCGGCCCTGACAAGCCCAAAAAGAATGATGACGGAAAGATTCTTGAGATTGAGCATGATGATGGCTCCATCACCATCAGTCTTGATGGCAAGTCGCTGCTTGATGATGAAGAGCGCCGCCCGACAGATTGGTTTGATAATCTTGTCGAAGACATTGACGACATGGAACTTGATCGCATCTCCGGCGATCTCATGCGCGGCATTGAGGATGACATCCAGAGCCGCAAGGACTGGATTGAGGACCGCACCAATGGCCTGAAGTTGATGGGCCTGAAGGTTGAGGTTCCCGGTCTAGGATCATCCTCTGACGGTGCGCCAGTCGAGGGCATGAGCCGCGTCCGTCACCCGCTATTGCTTGAGGCGGTCCTGCGTTTTCAGGCCAACGCTCGTTCGGAAATGCTGCCGGTAGACGGTCCGGTCAAGATCAGGAACGACGACAACAACGCCACACTTCAGGAAGATCAGCTTGCCAATGCTTTGGAGCGCGACCTAAACCACTTCCTGACGGTCACGGCGAGCGAATACTACCCCGACACAGACAGGATGCTGCTGATGCTGGGCTTCGGCGGCACGGCGTTCAAGAAGGTGTACTTCTGCCCGCTTCGCAATCGCCCGGTCTCTGAGACGATTGACGCCGACGATCTGATTGTGAATAGCTCAGCCACTGACCTGAAGAACGCCAAGCGCATCACACATCGTTCCATGCTGCGCCCGTCCACGGTGAAGCGGCTGCAGATACTGGGTGTGTATCGGGACATTGATCTGTCCACGCCCAGTATGCCCAGTCTTGACAGCTTGCAGCGGGAAGAGAAGTCGCAGCAGGGTATTCAGCCGGAGAGTATGAATCCCAATGATCGGGACCGGGAGATATACGAGGTCTACTGTGAGCTGGACATCAAGGGCTACGAACACAAGATGCGTGGCAAGGAGACCGGCCTAGAAATCCCGTACCGCGTGACGATTGACGTAAGCACCAAGAAAGTCCTGTCTGTTACCCGCAATTACGAGGAGGACGATCAAGAGCTTCCCGAAGCCAAGAGCAACTTCGTCAAGTACACCTACATCCCCGGTCTGGGGTTCTACGACATTGGCCTGCTGCACATATTGGGTAACACCACCAACGCCATCACGGCTGCTTGGCGCGAACTGCTGGACGCTGGCATGTACGCCAACTTCCCCGGCTTCTTGATGGCCGATACCGGTGCGCGGCAGAATACTAATATCTTCCGGGTTCCCCCCGGCGGCGGTGCTTTGGTCAAGACCGGCGGCATGCCGATCAGTCAGGCCATCATGCCCTTACCGTACAAGGGGCCGGATCAGGCCCTCATGGCGCTGGTGGAGAACATCAGCCAGACCGGCATGAGGATCGGCGGTACGTCTGAGCAGCCCGTGGCCGAGGGCCGATCAGATGCCCCGGTGGGGACCACGCTGGCTATGATTGAGCAGCAGCAGAAGATTTTGAACTCGGTCCACAAGCGTATGCACTCAGCGCAGGCTGAGGAGTTCCGGCTGCTGGTGCAGTGCTTCCGTGACCACCCGGACAGCTTCTGGCAGCGGAACAAGAAGCCCGCGATGCAGTGGGACGAGCAGACATTTCTTCAGGCCATTGAAAACTACCAGATCACCCCGCAGGCTGATCCCAATACGGCCTCGCATCTGCAACGCCTCATGAAGGTCATGGCCCTGAAGCAGCTTCAGGCAAGCAATCCGACCATGTACGATCCTGTTGCCATTGACACGGCGGCCTTGCAGGCAATTGGCTGGGGCAACCCGCAGCAGTTTCTTGCGCCGCCGCAGGCTAATGCCAGCCCGCCGCCTGAACTTCTCAAGATGCAGTCGGACACCCAGAACCAGACCAAGATCGCGGACGCTAGGGTTATGGAGGCCCAGACGCGGGCCAAGACTGCCGATGCCAAGGCGCAGACCGACGCACAAAGATACCAGACACAGGCGGCTTATGATGGTGAGCGTCTGAAGCTGGACAACGCCAAGACGCAGGCTGGCATTCTAAAGGATCACGGCGATCTTCAGAGTCACGAGGAAGAGCGCAAGTTCCGCGAGCGTCTGGACCTGATTGATCTGGCTCAGAACCTTGCGGTTCACCCTTTGAGCGCACCTGTTGTTGCCCCGCTGATCAGGCCGGTGGCTGATGACTTGGGCATGACGGCCCCGCAGAGGGCTGGGCTTGTCCCGCCTAGGGGCCGCTAATGTCCAAGGACGTCCGCAAAGCATTGATGATTGCCAAGGGGCCGGTATCCAGTGGGTATCTGCCTCCGGGCGATCCGCAGCGGACGGCTAATCTATCAAAGTTTATGGAAGGGGCGCATCCAGAAGTATTAAATAAAGATGGATCACCTAAGACTCTTTACCATGGGACTCCAACATACGGCTCCGAAGGGGCTGCGGACATTATTTCGTTCTCTGGGAATGGTCCCTTTTTTGTTTCTGAAAGTCCTGAGTTTGCGTCTAATGTGGCTGCTCTGTCAGGATACAGTCCAAATGGTGGGGCAGTTTACCCAGTTCATGTTTCCGCTAAGAAAGTGTTCGATCCGACAAAAAAGGGTGTGGTGTCTTCTTTAAAAAAAGAATGGTCTCCCGAAAAGTACGTTGCGGGGGATATTTACGGAGGCCACCGTGGCGAAGTTCCGCCAAACAAATTTTGGCAAGCGGTTAAAGAAGGTGATTGGCAAGCCATCGAAAATAGTGGTCTTTTAAATTACCTGAGAGACGAAGATTATGATGGTTTTGTAACATACGAGGGTGGCTCCAAAAATTATGGTATTTTCAACCCTCGGCAAATCAAATCCGCCACCGGCAACAACGGCCAGTACAATCTGAACGAGCCAGACATCACCAAGGCCGAAGGCGGCTACATCCACGACCCTGCTCGCCACATCCGCAAGGCGCTGATGATTGCTAAGGCTGACGGCGGCGATATTGACGGTGCCGCGCCTGTCCCGGCTCCGGCGGCTAAAGGCCCCAAGACTGTATTTGCTTATGGCAGGCCTTCTATCTCTGAGACCAAAAA